ATATTACGTAACCTATGAGGTTGCGGACGAAGAAAAGGTTGAAGTATACGGGGTTCTCTATTCGCCACTGCGAACAAAGGAAGCCTATTACCATGATGGTAATGGGGGGTACTACTCGGAGGCAATAGCAAGTCTTTTAGAATACCAACCTAGCGGAACCCTCATTACTTCACAGATTCAAGTCAACACCAGTATGCCTCCAGACAGAGAACTTGGAGACGACGAAGACCCGCACTGGGCCAATTATTGGAACGGCAAGTATCTTTCCGCTTACTGGAACGGGTCTGGCGGATACACTGTTAGTGCACCCACGGGAAATTTCTTCCCCAATGGAACCACCTATTACACAAAATACGAACAAGATATGACGCAGGTACCTGAATTAGAATTACTCGGCGACGTCGGTGATTATTTCTACAACGGAAGACAGACCGAAAATTACTTTAAATGGAATGGGTCTGGAGGGTCTGGAACGACTACTGGAATCGTTACGCAACCTTACACACCTTACGGAACGCTCATTGGTACAAGTGGAAATTGGAATTACTTTTGGGACGGCCTAGGCGGTTACTATGTAGAGGAACAAACCGAAGAAGAATAAACTTTTACCATGACTACACCTGAACTAAAAGACTACAAAATCGCCAAGGCTACTTGGGTGGTCTTCTGCAACACGTCCGAAAAGAAGGTAAACTTCCTGAAGGAGTTTCGCAATGGCGGTTCCGCACACACTGCTCTGGAACTCATCATGAAGCCTTCCAAGGCCGAGGCCCTTGCGGAAATCAAGAAGGTTGGCTACACCTACGAGGAGCCTAAGGCTAAGTAATTGCCATGCCCTACAGGCGTTCATCTTACGTAAGGACATCTCAAACTGGAACTTTTTCGATTAAAGGGAATGGTACTTTAGTTAAAAGGAAAATTGTAGAAACGGTGACGCCGCCACCCCCACCCCCGTGCCAATCCCCCAATCTTCACGTTGAAGGCGAAGATGGTTGGACTTACGACGGCTGTAATTGGACTCAGGGCACGGGAGGATGCCCAGAGGGAGAGTTTTGGAATGGCTTTAACTGCACTGGCGACGCCGAGGGTGGATGCCCAGAAGGTTACTACTGGGATGGTTCGATTTGCCAACCCAACGAAGACCCCCCGCCTGAAGAATAATGCCTAAAGAAATCAAACAGGACGGAGATATCAAGTTCGAGGGTTTTGCCTCGTACCCCAACAGTTGCACCTTTTCTGCCGACTCTGGGCTATTTGAGTACGCAGAGAACGTTGAGATGCTTGGTGGAAAAGTGTTCCCTAGGATGGGCTACACGCTTGCTGGCACAACGTCAGCACCAGTGACGTACGCCTGTGCGGCACAGTCTAGCACTGGAGACAGCATCCTTTTATGGGGTACTAACCAAAGGTTTAACTGCCAGAGTGGAACGTTCACTTCGGTCAACTTAGCGTCTAAGCAAAAAGCCCGAGGCCAAGGGTATCAAGATGCCCTTACAATGGAGACGGCGGACACGGATTTTGTCGCAGGGGGCAATATCGTCGAACGGCTCGTAACAGCAAAAGGGGATAAACTTAAATTTACGCTCTACACTGGAGTAGCCCCATACGAGCCAGACAGTGCCTACCTCGTGCAACAGACCTACGATGACATTCAAGCCATCGTCCCAGAAGTTAACTCGATGGTCGTGCTGGGTAAGCGAAGTATTTACGGAGTACAGGCAGGGCTTGGTCGTCAGGCCAATATCGACAAAGGACCAGAGAAGGCCGTATTTCACACAATCCAAAGACTGTCCAAGAACGACGGCGTAGTAGGTAAGGACGCTTGGGCCAACTTTGCTGGGAATATCTCATTCCTTGATGTCGATGGAATCAAGGTGTTTAGCGAAGGTAAGTTCGGAGAGGGCATTTCACCAATATCGGACGCCGTTTACGACATCATCAAACTAATCGACCCAGCGAAACTTGCCGATGTGTGTGCGGTTGGGCTTAAAAATAAGGCATACTACGCCCTACCACTGCTGGCCCCATACAACAAAACGGTGGTCTTGACCATGAATGCCGACCTCAAAGGAATTTTTGAGTCGATTAACGTATACCCAGACAGCATCGACCTTCTTTGCATTGCGAAAAAAGACGGCATTTCTCGTGTGTGGGGAATTAACAAGCAGTATGGCCGAATCTACCTAATGGAAAATCAGGACACCGATAACGGAACTGCGGTGCAGTCTAGGATTAGGTCAAGAAACTACCTTTTTGCTACCCATGGAGAAAAGCGTTACGAAAACTGCTACGTTTACATGAATACAAATGGTCACGCCGAAGTTGAATTTAACTTTATCTCAACTAATCCAGACGGGGTATGGCTGTTAGATAAATTCAGTGGAAACCTTGGCACAGCGGTTAGACGTGCTTTGGCTAACAAAAAGAGTATGATTGGTAAGTTGGAAATAGTCGTAAAGTCGGGTAGGCCACACATCATGAGCATCGGGGTGGAAGCATCCCTCATTGGGCGTTCAATCTTCTCCTCATTCTGATGCCAGACAATCTTCCAAATCCAGAGTTATACCCACCATACGCCTCACAGACGTATGTAAAGGTGCATCAAATGAATTTGTTTGGTGTAGGGTCTCCGCCTTTCATTGTAGATAAGGGAGCAGGTTATACTGGTGGGGATTACTCGCTTACTGGGAGATACCAAATCCATGATGTTAATACTGGTTTAATTTGGGTACCAAATCTTTCTAGGCCTTACGGTACGCAAGTTCCCGCCAAGGCACAAATTACCGCAGGGGAAACGGCTCGACCATTAGCATTTGCCACGCTTGATGAGGTTAATCGCCAATTAACGTATTGCGAATTTGGACAACTACAGAATAGCGGCACCTACAGTTTCTGGGGCCGTAATCCTAGGTTTGAAATGGCTCAAGCCTTGGATGCCTATAAGCAAAACGCCGACGAGTTTGACTACGTAGATTCACTGATTACTGCCCGACTGACTGCTAGGAGCGTCACTAACGCTGGAGCAATTTACAACTTTATTGCCAGCAAGGTAATCAATCAGGACTCCAACCAGCAATACGCCCTAGGACTTAGTGCCGCTTCGGGGGGTGGTCAAAATACTACCTACATTGCTAATTCAATTTCCGCAACCCAGTATCAAGCGTTTGCAGAATCTGCTCTTAAGATTGCATCCGAAACACCAATCGTAACCCCATTTGAATCACCGCTAATTGCAGAATCCCACGCTCAAGGAGTAGAGGCTAAAAATGCTGGAGAAATTAGAGACCAGCAAATCAGACAGGCAATTGCTTCCGCATTGGGTGTTAACTCGGGCATCTCGCAAGCCACCCAGTTGGGCGGCGGTGCGGCGTTCACGGGCCTTGATGGAGCCTCTATCCTTATCGGTGCACGAGGCCAGCAGGGAGCGGCAATGCAAACTTAACTATGCAATACTCTTATCTAGGTAGCGGTCAGGAAAGCGGACGCTCGTCCGTCGGTCAGGCTTTGGGCCAGACTTATTCACCGCTGGAAAACGTGCAAAAGATGAGCCAAGAGTTTGTCTCTCAAGGCCTTTCTAATGCTGGAGCAAACTACCGTGCACAACTCGGGGAGCAAGGTGCAAACTATCGTGCTGAACTTGGGGAGCAAAGTGCTGACCGAAGGTACAAGATGACTCGACGTGATGAACTTAACGAAAAGAAGGCTACGCAAAATGCTACCAAGCAGCAGCAGATTGCTTACCTAGGTGAAATGCTGGCCGAGCAGGAAATGCTTATCGACGCCGCATCCCAGTCTGGCGACCCAGAACAGGAAAGGCGTATCCCAGAACTTCAGAAAAATATGAGCCGTGTGCGTAGGCTTCTTAGCCTTAATCCATCCACGGAAACCCTTGCTGGACTACTTGAACGTAATACGGAACGTGCGTCTATGGAAGCAGAAACTGCTGGTGCTCGTGGTGGCCTTCGTGCTCCGCAGGGTGGCGGTGCAAAAGAGCCCAACAAGGCTAAGGACGGAAGTGCGTCCACAGAGAAAAAGAAAGACGGCACCCGCTCTCTTCCATCTGGAAGGCAAACAATTTCATTAGACTAAAATGACAACCAAACCCAAAAAACCAAAGAAGCCGAAGCCGCCGACAAAGCCGAAGAAGCCCTTGACGCCGCCGCCCAAGAGGCCACCACCCAAGCCGACGACCCCGCCTCCATCGAAGCCAAACCCTACTCCTTCTCCGTCCCCCGCCCCAGTAAATCCAAACATTCCTCCCTCCGCCGCTGGAGGTGTTAGTCCGTGGTGGAAGGCTTTGGGTATTGGTGCTGGCCTTTATGGTGCTGGCGACCTTCTAAATTACTTTAACCCAAATAAGAAAACTGGACCATCCCCAATGCGTCCATCTGGTGGTGCCATGAACCCAGACGTGAGGGTAACGCCGAGCCAGCCAGTAACTCCTACACCACAAGGGGGAGATGAGCAAGGTATGGGCGGAAATCAAATTACTCCAATGCAGGTTAAGGAAAATCTTAAAAACTACCCTAACTCCTCTGGGTACCCATGGAGCACCTTAAAGGGAAATCAAGTTATCGATGCTTCTGGTAGGCAAAGGCAGTACACTGGCTCTTACCTCAACGAGACGGACAATATGGGAAGGGTAATCGGCCAAAGGGACATGGGTATGGACCCAGATGGACCGATTGCAGTGAAGCAAGCCCAGTACTTCAATGAGCGTGGAATGAGGACTGCGTTCCAGCAGGACAATGACATTGGTGCTCAACTTGCGGACCGCAACAGCCCGATGTTCAGGGCCATGGACAGAGCGAGTGGCGGTAAGTTTACAGACTTTAGGCTTGGAAACGAAGAGTCGGACGCAAGTTACGATGCAATGGTCAAGCAAAGACAGGATGAGTCTATGCTAAGGCGTCAGGGCGGAGTCCCGCACCCACAGTCACAGGCTGGCATTGCCCGTCAGGCACAGTATCAGGCTCAACGGCAAGGACCCCGACAAATGACCCAAGAGCAAAAGGACATGTACAGCGGTTACATCAGAAGCCTGTCGGAAGAAGATAGGCGTAAGCAATTTGCATCTGGACAACTCTATGGACCAGAATGAGCCAATTGACGGAGTTAAACAGAATGCAGAGGGCTACTCTGACGCTGAAATCTGGGGAGACAACTGGAAGGCCCAGTCTGAAAACTTTTACGACAAAAGCGGCGTAGAGCACTTAAGGGATGAAGGTTTATTTCTTTACGGAGTAAGCGATGAGGTCGGAAGGCTTGGCTCTTCCGCATCCCAGTATGGACTTGCAAATACGCTTACTGGAAAAGGAAATCTTGGTGGATTTAGGGACCCAATTCTAAATAAGGCTGGCCAAAGGGCAACGACCCCAAGGCTTAGGGACAATTTTCTTCCTGACAATAAATTAGGAAAAGCCTTAGGAAAAAGAGGCATATCTCATGCAGAAGCCGTACGGAGGGGCATGACCGTTGCAAATCCAACTTCGATGCAAGTACTGAAGGCAAATAAGTTAAATGCTGGATTTGCTGGTTTAAACATTGGAAGTGCCCTGTCTGCGGGATACCAAGAACTTACTGGAGAGGACTGGAACCCACTGTCCCCCCTTGCTGGCAGGTCCTATGGTACGAATGACCAAGAAGACGATTACGAAAGGCCAATTTTAGACCCAGACGGAAATGACACTTTTGAATTAGATGAAAACGGAGAAGAACTCCTTGATGAGAACGGATACCCGATTCAGAGGTTTGAAAAGAAGTCATCCTACAAGGGTATGCGTAGCAAAGCGACTGGGAGCAAGGTTGCTGGCGTTGCGGAAGCGGTCACAAATGACCTAATGGTTGGTGGTTACGATGCATTTAAAGGAAACCATGGATTTGCGGACATGGCAGAAATGTTTGGTCTTGGCGGCGAATGGTCCAGAGAGGCCCGAAGGAACGCCCGTGCGTACGTTGCCCAGAGGCCAAATATTGATACGGATTCGCTTGGGGCTGGAGCCTTAATGGAGGGAGTTGCTAATAGGGCTTTTGAGGCTTACAATAACTTTAGGAACCCAAAATCAAAGGCAAGACTCACAGAGGAAGCAACCAGACCCAGTGAAGAACTAGCAGTAACCTCCCAAAGCCTTCCACCTCAGGCACAATACGCTTCTGGTCATAAATTCTTTCGAGGCCGAGGGTAACAAATTTAAAATCTAAACAAAATGGCTAAAAAAACAATAAAACGAAAAGTCTTCAAAAGGCCTAATCCTAAAAAGAGGCCACAATCACGGCCCGTGCCACAGCAACAACAAGCCCCACAGCAAGGACAGCCACAGGTTGCACCGCCAGCACCATCACCTGCACCAACCCTTCCATGGGGAGAGCGTGTACAAAGTCTAAGTAAAAGCCTAGGCCAGAACAGCGGTGGAATCGGAAAGGGCCTTGCTCAACTTTCGTACAAAGGACCGCTCGGTTTTGCTGAAGGACTTGGTCAGGGAATCGGTGGCCCTATTGGCGGTAAGATTGCTAAGTATGGTACGCTTGGATATGTAATGGGTAAGGTCGTGCCATGGGCCCTTGAAAAAGCAGGAAGGACATTTGAGTCGGACGAGAAAAAAGAAACTAGGGTAAAAACCGAGAACCAGACCAAGTACGAAGACAAGGTGACGACTGCTATTATGGGTGGCCGAACCAACGGATTTTCCTTAGACGACCTAGACGCCGCCGACAAGAATCAGGATGCTGGCTGGCGTGAATCCATTGAAGGTATGGACGATAAGGAATTCTCTACCCTTGCGGCAGAATCGATTAAGGCCGACGACGCTAACAAGATTTGGAACGCTGTTATCACGAAGGCCCAAAGGGACGGGAAAAAGGTGAACGCATCCAAGCCATTATTCCTTCCGAATACCTTTACTAAGGAGGGTAAGAACTACTCGTACGCCATCCACTACGACAAGGAAGCCCGACAGGCAAAATTCGTCCCAATTGAAATTGGTGGTCAGCCATTCGGCAGGGAGGTTAAAGAATAACCATGGACGAGCAATACCCACAGGAAGAGGAACAGCAGGACGAGGATAGCGGTATGGCCAACATGGTCAGACAGCAGTCCATGATGCCTACTGGCTTTGACCCAAGCATGACCGAGTCGCAACGAAGTGTTGCCATGGGCTTTAGTCCTTGGGCACACGTCGGCAAGAACAGTGAAACTACGGCGTACAACAAAGCATTGAGCCAGCAGTCTGGTATCTCTGCTAGGGCCAAGGCTCCAGACCCTAGGATGAGGGATGCCCAGTTCTATGCTGGCCTTGGTGACTATGGTGCCGTTGAGGCACTGATGAAGAGCAAGGGTGCCGCTATCTTCCAGCAGGACGAATCCATTGAATTGGATGACGTCGATGAGCAGGGTAAGGTCATCAAGCGTAAGTACAGCCTAGGGCCAAAGGGCGTCTACAACATGACTGGACCAGACGGCAAGCCCATGTCCGTCCCAGCACACATGCTTGCCCGAAGGGCTGGTATTGGCTCTGTCCCATTCAGGGGTGGAGATGAGGCGGCTAGAAACTACAGGGGTAGCCTTAGTAAGTTGACCAAGATGAACAGGGAACTGGCTCAACTCGAGTCTTTGTATCGAAAAAACACATACCTTGGTAGCCTAGACCCATCCGAGGACTCGGCTCTGGCTAGGATGCTAGAGTCCAGTATCAAGACTGACTACCTAGCCCTCATGAAAGACATGAAGGGCATGGGAGGTTCCGTCTCCGACAACGACATGGCTATTGCTTCCCACATGGTGCCTCAGAGGGCCTCGTCGGCAATTACTAGGCTTGGTGGAAACGAACTTGCTATCCTTAAGAACGTAAGGGAAAGTGCGATGCGTAAGGCGATGGAAGTCGGTGAGGCCAATGGACTTAGTTTCATTGACGCTTCGCCAAGGCCCAAAGCCAACCAATACTTTAATAAAGGCGTAATCGACACTCAGACCCCATGATTAACGAACAGGATGGCCAAGAGACTCCAGAGCAGATTGCCCCAGAGGCCCTAGACCAAGCAATCAATCAGGCCATGACGGATGGCTTGAGGTTATCCTATCAACTGTCGCCTGAAGAGAAGTCTATGTCCGATGGTGACGTCGGCTCTCATGAACCCACCCCAGATGAAGTGTGGGAATACTTTGCGGCAAACAGGACTAAGACCTTCGACAAGACCACCTCTGAGGGCAAACGCCTTTACGAACTTTTCAGGATAGCCAACAAGGACCGACATCAGTTTACGATGGAGACGGTCAAGCAGATGGGTAACGTCATTGCAAGGGTACCAGTTGATATTGCTGGCGGACTTGCTCGCAACCCACTTAAGGCACCAGTTTCCGCAGTGGACGCCGTGGCTCGGGACATCCGTGACCTCTACGGCATCTTGGCCCAATCCGAAGACCCAGACTCTGTATTTTACAGGTTTAAGGACTACATCAGGGGCACTGGGACTATTGAGGACCAAATCGACCAGTTCAACGAGGCTAGGTGGTTTAATAACCGCTCTCAGGAACTCGAAGAGGGCAAGACGGACATTATCAGTGATTGGGTTCCAGCAGACTACAAGGGATTCGTTAAGAACCTCATTGACCCTAAACTGGCTAACGCACTTTCGTACATTGGATTAGACATCCCGCATATGCTACTCAGCCCCCTTAAGGCTGGACGAAAAGTAGCATTAAAGGATTCCGCTAGGGCTTACAAGGCTACTGGCGTGATGGGCAAAATTGCTGAAGACGAAATTCAGAAGGGTGCCATTGAGGGCATGTCGAACCTGACCACCGCCTTTAGGGATACCTACGACACCACGGCAAAGCGGATGAAGGAGTTTTCCATGCGTACGACTGGAACGGTCATCGCTGGAACGGCAGACGTAGTCGCAAAGCCATTTTCCTATGTCCAACAAAAAATCGCTCAAGGCTCGACTGCCTTCGCTGAAACCTCTGGCCAAAATGCGACTGTCCTCCGTAATGCCACTCAAACCGCAATTGCGGACGCTGGAGAAAGGGCAATCGGCGAAGGGCTCTCCCTTTCGCCCATTCGTTCAACGCTTTTCTCGCTTGGTGTAAAGCCACTTACTGAATACGCCAGTGTGCTCGGCAATGAGATTGTGGACCTCGCTAACGGCGTTGTTCAAGTCAAGCCACAGCAGATTGGTATGGGCATGCTTGAGAGGCTTGCCACCAAGAACGGTAGCAGGGTTCCCCTCAGTACTGAAGCACTTGCCGTAGCAAAGTTCACCAACGTAGTAGTCGGCTGGCCAGCATCGATGGCCGTGCCAGTGCTTAGGCGTTCTGTCGGTGACGCCGCCTTCATGGGCACCTTGGGATACCTTAACTCTCGTGGTGAGGGTGCCGCCGCTGGTATTGGCATTGGCTTCTCTTGGGGTGGTCTATCTGGAAGCCTTAGGCACATCCATAACGTATACAGCCAGAAGAGTGGCCATGCGTACGTCATCAGCAATTTCGACAAGTCTCAAATCAACATGATTGAGGCCAAGAATCCAGAGACCGCAAAGCACATGAGGGCCACCCTTAGTGCCATTGACGGCATGAACGACACTAGGATTGGTGCCACTATCCGTGCCGCTTTTGCACAGTCTTTCACGGTAGACCCAACGGCACAAATCAGGTTCTCAACTAGGGCAGAATTAATTAAAGAGTTTGGGCCAGACAAACAGATTACGGACATGCCAGACACTGGACTTGGCTCGCAATTTAAAATTAAGAAGAATGGTGGAGAACTTGATGTTATCTGGATTAACAAGAGTCAGGCCTCTCCAGAGACCATTGTCCACGAGATTGCACACCTTCATCTTAACGCTCTTTTAAAGAACGACGCCGACTCTGTTGAGATTTACAAGCAGTTCTACGGAAACAGGAAGGACGCTGGCGTTATCAGTGATGATGCCATGGCACATCTTATTGCCGACTACAGGAGTAAATTTATTGGCCTTCCAGACAAAGCAGATGGTGCGGCCTACGCTAGGGCAGTTGCAGAGAGGAAAATTGCTTACGATGGACACCTGTTCATGGCACAGGAAAAACTAAAAGCCTTTAGGCAAAACCAAAATGACTCTGGCTCAATGGACAACGTTAAGACCGATGTAAATGGTCATACGATTCCCCTAGCCATTGCGGAAGCCGCCGATGGCGACATGAATTACCTGAAGGAAATTGTAGATGAGACATTTGCGTCCTCCTACTCCAACAGCGTACTCAACAAGAGCCCAGACTACTTTATCAGGAACCCAGAGTACAAGAGTCTTAGGGCAAGCCTTGAGAACATGTACATGCTAAGAACCCAGCGTACTGTTGCGAAGATGGAACAGGCTGGCATCCTACTCAGGCCGACCAACCCTCTGAACAGCAATGCTCAGATGACCACGTTCATGTGGGAAAATGGCAGTTACCTGCACATGCCAATGCTGGATTCTTGGACTAAGAGCGTGGTCGCACAGGCCATGAGGCATGGAGACATCAACGTATCCCTGATGAGTCCAGAAAGGGCTGAAGCCTACTTCAAGCAGACTGGCAAGGAGCGATTTGCGAACACCGTCAAGGGTGGCAAGGTGATGAAGGGTAAGCGTGAAATCGACCAAATCATTTCCGAGAACTCCAAGAAAGTCGTAGACGCACTTGAAGCCCTCCCACAGAACGAACGTCCTAGGTTTATCATTAGCCAGAGCGGAAACAAGTCCTTGGACATGTCTGTTCTCAGCAATAAGCAGTGGGATGCGATTATTAACGTTGGCGTGTTCAATGCCGAAGAAGTGAAGCAGTTGCGTGGCTTGACCGAGATGGTCAGGAACGTCCGTGCTGGGAAGCCAGTCTTCAACACTGTTACTGGTCAGTACCTAGGCCGTACGCATCAGGTCGTCATCGATGGTCAGGTCAGGCGACTCACTGGTAGCGATGTTCCAGTCACCAACAGGCACTTCTCGCCGTACGCCGTTGAACTTAAGTTCGACAATTTTGACGACTTAGGAAACCCGCTCAAGGAAGGCAAAGGTCACATCACGGTTCACGCTGTCGATGTCCGTGTCCTTAACAGGCGTAGGCTTAAGATGTGGCAGAGGTCTGACGTCCGCTCCATGTTCACTGACTTTGGTCACTACACTCGTACCTTTGCCGACTACATGGACAACCTTTCTCAGGATGCTTCCAGCAGGAAGACTTCCGCAGAGAAGTTTAGGCCTGAGTTTGGTTCGAACGCCGAAGCCGTCAGGGATGTCATGTATGAAACTTTTGGCGGTAGGAAACGTGCAGACGAGTCCTACATCAACGCCCCAGAAGGTGGCTACAATGGGAACACTGATGGCCCTAACTACCCCTTCCACTCCCTCAGGTTTGAACTCTTAGCAAATCTAGAGACGCAACCATCCGTATTCCAAGAGACCTTTGGCAATAACCTGATGGCGTTGCCTTACAACCATGCCAATGCATACGAAGGCGTACGCAGGAACATGATGGTTGGCGGGTTCGTTGAGTACCCTATCGGTGAAGACAAGAGGTACTGGGGTAACCACATCGGATACGAAATCAGGCAGAATGGAAACAGGCTATCCCTGTTCAGTCCGTTTGGCTCACTGATTGGCAACTTTAAGACGCTCGCTAGGGCACAGTCCTACGCAGAGCGTAACATGCGTAACCTTCCTCAGGAAGAAGGACGTGGTATGGTCGGCACCGAGCAAGGCCCTACGCAGGATTCTGATGCAGAGATTAAGGTCACCTTGCAGGACATCAGCAGTGGTCGTGCTAACATGATGGTTGGTGCCAAGGGATACTTTACCGCCGACGTTAAACTCAAGGACAATGACACTTGGGATAGGTTCGTCGAAGACGCAAAAAACTACAGGTATAATTCTAAGGACCACGCCTTAGATGAAAATGAGTTCTACCGTCAGGCTAGCATTAAGTTATCTGAAATCCTAAAAGACACTAGGCTGATTGCCGAGTACCCTTTCATTGGTGACTTTGAAATTGTTGCCAGTCCTGTAGCCGTCTTGCACGGAGGTTTCGCAGAAGGAATTTGGGGCTCTAGAAACGGAAGGACCATCCTAGCACTGCCAATCGATTACATCACTGGAGGGCTTACCGAGTACACAGAAGTAAGCCTTAAGACGGTCCTTCAAGGCCACATTCAAGAATTAATTTCTTTTGCAGACGGTACGATTAAGGCTGGAAGGCTGGCATACGTTGACGGTGACATTAGGTACATTGGCAATTCGGCCATGATGTCGCAAATGAAGAAGATGAAGGAACTTTTGGATGAGCAAAAGAAATCCAATCAAAACGCCACAATGGAAGATGTCCTGAGGGCCGAGGCGGATAAGAATATCGAAGCAACGATTGTGAATCATTGGGGAACAGGGATTAAGAAGGGTGGGAAGAAAACCATTCGTACTGTTACAAGTATGTTTAACGACAAGGCCCTCACGCCCGAGGAAGTGTCAATGATTGAGTCTCATTTTTGGGGAATTCTTAATTCATTTTCTGGCAAGGATAATAGCAGTTACGTAATACAGGCAATGAATTCGACGACTGTGTTCGTTAAGCCAGAGGTACTTAAGGCCACGGGTAAACTTGAGTCGCTTCTTAATGAGCCGCTCAGGGCTGGTGCAAAGAGTGTACCAAAGGGTGCGTCCACGTACAGAGACCTGTATGATGGGTTGCTCATGCAGGGAATGTCTGGATTTCACCATGTCACTAAAATTGGCGACAGGGTTAGGAAAGATAACCGAGGCAACCCTAACGCCCAATTGTCTGACATCGAAAAGGCATCAAATGAATACGCCAAGCAGATTGGAGTACTTAGTAGCGGGAATGCAGATGTGGGAAGGCAAACTTTGAACGGAGTTGATGGGATTGAAAGGTACGCCGTCTTTACAATTGGAAGAACGTCCGACCCAACTGAAGGAAAAATCTCTACCAACGTCACTTTTGTGACACCAGCAACCTCCTTCTCTTCGCTTAGTTTTGTGAGCCAAAAGCGTGGCAGTAGGACCACCACGGACATGCAAGTATTTCCATCTCCGTATTCCCCAATGTCCAACCTAGGTAGGCGTCGGGGCGGATTAAATGTATCTATTAACTCTATGTTGGCGATTAATGGGCTGTCTCCATTCCTTTATGGTGAAGTCGGTCAGGTGCTATCCAAGGGTTCGTTGCATAAATTTGTGGCAGACGGAACGTTCTCAAAAGCATTTGAATACATGTATGCAGAGGCATTTCCCCAAAAGCATGCCGATTTAATTCAAAAGAACCCAGAGGCGTTCTCTGATTACACGACGGTAAAAAAGATGGCTGAAGACGCTTGGAAGAGCGGCCTGTATACGCCTCAGGAGCATGCCGTATTCCATTTTGCCACCGCTGTATCTCAAATTCTTTTAGGTATGGAGATGGTTAATATGAGCCCAATTGGACGTCAGGCCGCAGAGTTGATGTCCCTTGACCTTCAAAGGACCAACACTAGGGACAGCGAAGGCGTAAAAGTGCTTCAAGACGCTCAGTATTTCTCTCCAGAATACCTTGGTGCTGGTGCGGTCAATGAGGGCGTTGCGAGGGTCATGCTCATTGGCGAACGCATGGGCTGGGGCACCATGGGTGACGGCAGTAACCTTAGTAATTTCGTTAACCAGAGGGTCGGAGAAATGCCGTCTCAACGCTACGGAGAGGTTCCAGCCAAGTCCGCCGAGGCTTTTGTTAAACAGATTGCAAACATCGGTACGCAACTGGACGAAATGCTTAAACAGGTTGGGTTCGACAAGAACGCACCAATATCCCCAGTAGCCAAGTACTCCAACATGATGGTTGGTGGATTCTTTGGCTCGATGGACGCTAATGAGAAGATGATGGAGGCCGCTGGCATGCTCAGGATGGTGAGGACCGACGGCGGTCAAATGTACAAGGCATTCGAATTTAGCGACAAGGGCTCAAGCCTGTTGCTTGGTGCAGTTGATGAGAAGATTCACCTTCTTCCGTTCATGAACGACTTGGATTCGCCGACCAAGGGCTTTACGTCCTTTATGGCTGACTACAAGACGGCGGTAGACGCTAAGGATATCGTCGCCATGGAAAACATCGTTAGGAAGTTGAGCACCATTAGGCTGGATGAAATCCTGAAGCACGACCAACTCTACAGGTACTACCCCAGCCTTAAGTCTGTAAGGGTCGGCTTCGTCGAGGGCTTCGGTGCTGGTTACTACCCTAAGCAGAACTTTATCGTCCTTGGTATCGACAGGATTATCTCTGGAGAAATTGCCAAGGCCAACGGCATCGATGACGTCATCATACCAGACAACGTCAGGGCTAATAGCATCCACTCCAGTCTTCTCCATGAGGTTCAGCATGCAATTCAACGCATGGAAACTTGGACTCAGACTGGAGACATGACCGAGTCCGCACAGTACAAGCGTGGCATCTTTAAGTACCTTATTAAGAACGTTATGGGTCTGGGCGGTTCATTCCCAGAGCCCCTCGTCTCCGCACGAACCAAGGGCTCCGATGCCATCAGGCTCGAAGTCGAGAAGGCACGTGAGGCTGGCTTGAGCGACCCAGAAATCCAAAAGGCCCTAGAACTAAGCCCAGCAGAATTCGAAAAGCACCTGATGGAATTGGCCGACAGCCCAATGGCCCAGAGGGTATTCGAACTAGCCGCACCATCTGCGTATCAACTTTTTGGCTCAGACGCCATGGCCTACGAAAGGCTATCCTACGAACTCGCCGACAATTCAACCGACTCTAAGAGGATGGCTGGATTTGCTAGGGAAATGATGGCCTTACAGGAAGAGGCTGACGTAATCGTTAAGGAGTCGAGGAGTGGCATGTTCACCGCCGAACAGGTCCATATGATGATTTATGGTGATGGTGGACTGCTTGAAAGGCGTGAGAACGTCTCCGCCGCCATCAGCAAGACGTTCCAGAATAAGGAAATCAGCAACCTAGCGTACGAGTACACCTCGCACCACTCTAGGTATCTGGACCTTATCCTAGATGTCGGCAGGACGATGGATTCGATTAAGTACTCAACCGAGAATGGGCTTGGTTTTAACTCAGTTAAGATGAGGAACTTGGTCCACTCCTTGGGACTCATGCAGTACTATGGCCAGTTGACCGAGAAACAGGCCTACGAAACGTCCGAAAGGAAGGACATGTCCCAGACCGAACTTAACAAGTCACGCCGTGCTGACGACTACCTGCTCAAGACCGCAACCGATTCTCGTGCCAATTCTCTCAAGAACCTAGGCATCATGATGAAGAAGGGCGACGTGCCTCGTGTGTCTAACATGATGGTGGGTGGCTTAGGCATGGGCCAGTCCGTCCTGAAGTCTAACAGTGATGACTACAGGTTAGATGCACTTCGAAAGATTGCTAGGCTTACAACGATTTCCTATTATGTCTCCGCCGCCGACTCCGAATTGCAAAGGCTTAATAGGTATGTGGTTTCGGCACGAGGCTGGGAAGTAATCAATGGAAAGGCTAGGCTTGTCTACAAGACTGGCATCATCGAGTCGCCTAATTTTAAGCGTGGTGAGATGGAGACGTCCCCATCGGAAAAGTACGGACAGCGGATTAAGCAATCCGTCATGTACGAGAATACCAACGACGGCGTTGATTCTTTCCTCCATATCTACAACGGACTTTCGGAAGACGGCATGAACTCTATCAGCCTAGAGGAAGTTGCTAGGCTGGTTGATGGCACGGTCATCATGGAGAATGAACTGGCGACCACCACTGAGGCCGTTGATGCGGTGTACAGGCAGGACTTCCCAGAAAGGGTTGAGATGGATGACCTTAGGTCCGTGCTTACTTCAATGGGCGTGACCGACGAGGGGCTACAGATGGCTAACATCAGTGCCATCCAGTCTGCCTTTGCTGGTGCAACCATGACTAAGGAAGAGGTCGCCAACATCATGGCGATTCATCACCAGTTTGTTGTTAGCGAGTTTGCCTACGGTGAAGCCTTCGGAAAAGAAAGGCTTACCAAGGCAATCAACGAATCAAACCCGACCCCAGAGTTGCTTTCACAGGCAATTATTAAGACTTGGGGCAAAAGCGGCGGTGAGCGTCTCGGCCAAGCACTTAATTCAATTGGCATCAAGACGGATGCTTGGACAAAGGGAGAGCCCATTAGGAATTCATTTGGTTTATTCTCTGCTGGCCGTGGTGCCATTCAGTTCACTCCAGTCAGGCCAGACTTTATCCCTGAAGGTGATTGGTACGAATGGGTGGAACGCAAGAAAGCCGAGGGAACTTGGCCCAAGGATAAAGCGTACCTAGAAATTGGGCATGATGAAATCCATAAGATGTTCGACGTGTATAACTCCACGGACCCATCGGATTTACAGATTCAAAAACTGAACAGGCTGTACGCCCAAAGGTGTATAAAGATTAAGCCAATCTTTGAAAAGTTCATGGCTAACATTGATGAAGCCAGCAAGGACTTGAAGTTTGCACTTATCGACACGGCAATCCTGCTTAACACCCGATACGAGCCAGAGTCATTGCGTACTCGCAGGTCAGACGACTTTGGTGTAAGGAAAATGTGGAGGGAAGAGTTAAACACCGAGGCTGGAAGAAAGGCACATACAGAAACGTTTAAGCAATCTCAGTTCGACCCCGAAGAGGAAAACACTGGTGTGGTTGGAAGGTTCGGCCCCAGCATCCTTCTTGGAAATGTATTTAGGGAGTCTGGCTCCTTCAAGGACTCGAGCATGTTTGGTACCGAACTCGTGCTCCTTCCAGCAGTAGGACACTCACTCGATAGGCAGATTAACAACTCATACTCAGAGGCTAATGCAACGTTTGGCCTCACGCTGCCAGCAAGAAACATCCTAAACGACAGGGGGATGCCAGCATATGAGTATCCAGCACTTCGTGATTACGGATACGCAGTAAATCCATTTTCAATTACTTACGGCTCAGACTCCATAACTAAGGGAAAATTTAGGAATGAGGCAGACTTTGTGCTTAGGTCTATTGATTCAGCACACTGGGGTTTGGCAAATCTAATTCAGGTTATGCAGGCTCATTACGACGCTCAGACCAAGGATGCTGTTGGAAGAATGAAGAGGAAAGACTCTGCCGTGGAATGGATTGAAACATTTTCACGCAACGCCGCCAATGTTTCTGCCGTTATGGCTGGACTGGCTAAAAGCATGCAACTGATTACGAGTTCACTTCAGGACAGGAATTCGTTACTAATCCCATTCAATAATCATAGGGCTAAGATGGGCTCAAACCTCCTCCCTCGTGAAGGCGGAAGGATAGACACGTCCACATCTGTGGCACGTTCTAGGGGCTATCTTGGTGCCGACGGCTCTCTGGTCGTCGAATCCGTAGACGAAAACGTCCTGAATGGAAGCAACTCTCACAACGAAGTTCTGTCTATCCCTTACCTAGTTCCTCAAGTCGCTGGACACTCGGAGTCAACTAATCAGGCCTTACAAAGGATGCATGGTATCGTCTTGTCTGGAGTTGTTGGGGACTTGGAAAGAGCGTTCTTAGTAAATGGTGAAATAGACGACCCGACTTCTGGCACTAACATGCAGTCTGGGGATGTTCATCTGGCACTTAACCAACTTATTGGCAACGGCTTTGCCACGTCGTCGCAGATTGATAACCTCGCTATTACACTGAGGGATAACAACTACGTTGCATACACTGGGGTTCACGCACTTCACTCCGCATTATATCAATTGGTTGTAGCAAAAGGCATCGAGCAACAGGCACTCCTTAACGCACTTGTAGAATCGCCAGAATTGATGGAGATTTTGAAGAAGACCGACTTTAATGGTTCTGGCGTCGTATTCCCGACTGTAAAGACGGACTCAAACACGCAAGTTGACTCGCACTTGTATGCGGTTGCAATGGTGCCGATTTTGACAAAAGCCTTCTCGGAAAGCACCATTACGTTCAGGGATGGCAAGATTTCCAAGACCGACATTCTTTCCGATGGACAGCGTCAGGAATTCAATGCCCTGCTGGCAGAGGTAAATGACGAAAACCTAGGCATGACCCCCGCTGGCGGAGGCGGCAACCCAGAGTACATAGGCCGTATCGCCACGTTCATATCCTCCCTGACCCAAGAGCAGAAAATCCTTATCTCCGAGATGTGCTCAGACGTGAACAGCAACATGCTCCTTGATTCTATGATTTCTGGCATGCAGGGCATGGCCACAATTGAGTTGCTAGGAAACTACCCAGCGATGGAGGGACTTGTCCCGAACTTCAAGGAAGAGATGAAGAAGCGGATGCGTCATTACATTCAGTCTGGTGCTATCCAGTGGGAGCAGGGCGTTCAAAGCCAGATTGCTAACCCTATTCAACGAAAGAACTTGGCTGACGAGAAACCATACAAGCAAGCAATTCTTACCCTACTCAGGAGCGACAATGCTCACGCATTTGGAAAGTTCCTGTACGGCATCAAAACGCTTAACAAATTCCCAGCATACGAACTAAACAGGGGTGATACTAACGCACAACTGATGGCGGTAAATAATGCGACCTCAATCTCTGTCAGGGGCTTATTCAGGATGTCCCTGATGACGTCCGACTTCGGGTGGTCAACAGTCGCTAAGGATGCATCTGGCGAAGTTTCAAAGTCCATGATTCTGGACGCTGATTCTGTTGAAATAATCAGAACGCATAGCCTAACCGACAAAGACGCTCTCGCTAGGAACACTCCTAAATACATCTCGGCAAGGCCAGTCGCAAATACTGGCATGGGCGACGCTTTGCTAAGGCCGATGAGGTATGATGGCGTTGATGGCTTCGGTGGAAACATTGGAGAAGTTGAGGGAGTCCACACTAGGGTAATTGTCCCACGGCGAGCGGCGGCTATCTCAAAGCCGTTTGTCAGGAAGATGATGGTTGATATCTTAATCCGTGAAGCAAAGAAGGCTGGAACGAACAAAATCAGCCTACAGCCAGCAAGGGTAGCGACCATGGGTCGCAAGTTTGTCAGCAAGGGCCAAATCACTACTGCAAACAAGACTGGCTTGGCGGGTCCGAAGGGTCTGCTTTACGACCAAGGCATAAGGACAATCCCAATGCTTGGATACTCTTCGCCACTGCCAAGAACGTATTATGGTGCCGCCCCAAATGACACTGCCCCGATTAAGTCTGGCGAGGTCGCACCATACGGACAAAAAGCCTCCCTAGGATTTGCTTTCAAGCGTCTTGAGGACGGAAGAATCGTAATTAACATTAGCGGAGACGTGCTAGGGTATAAAAACTTTACCACCCTGTCGTCTAGGGGTGGGTGGGGTGACTTATCACTGGGCGTAAACCTCGAAGAAGCACTGGGCTACTCGGTAAGCGACAAGACCATTGCACACATGGACCCGAAGTTCTTGGCAAATGGATTGGAATCCGTGAGCGGAAACGATGTCCACATTGCAAAAATGCTGGGTGTTCAGGGCGGGGCTTGGCGTGTTGAAATCCTAAAGAAAGCACAGTCGGTGCTATCTAATGGAACGCACGAATCTCGTCAGGTTAATCAAAGAATTATTGGCAACACCAGCCTGTTCACGAGGGATACAGCAGACACTATTGCGAGGATTGCGGCAGGTCAGGGAAATCCAAACAGCACCACGGACATTGCCACCGCAATGGCCTTAATGCGTGACTCAGCCACCGACAATTTCCTAACGGTAACTCTTAATGCTGGCTCTTCTCAAGATTCGATTAAGGCGGCAATCTTTAGCCTACTCATGGAGAGGGTTGGGGTTAACAGAATCATGTCTTCGCTTGGTCATAAAAGGGATGTTGGAAATGAGTTTAACGTTTTTGCATCTACCATTTCGTTCGGCATGATGAATGATGACAGTAAACTCATGAGGGGTGTGATGGGCGAGGGTACGATTTCTCCAACAGGTGGCTCGGAATTTAGTAGTAAACAGCCAGCACGAGGCTCACTTCATGGAGTGCTTGAGACGCACGTCAGGGACATGAGCACTAGGGAGGGTTCAAACGACGAAACCTCCCTTAAGCAGTTGGGGCCAAGGGGTTCTGTCGAAATGCTGATAGCAAACCTTCCGCACATTAACTCAGACATTGAAAAACTTGCGGCCATGGCGTCTGGCAAGGACAGCGGGTACTTCCTGCCTGACCTTGAGCGTCAGTTGGCAATGAACGGAGACAAGCGTTCCGCTATCGAGGCCCTATTCCCAGACAGGCCAGAACTCACGGAATTTGCATGGGACAGTTCTTCGAACTCCAATGTGACAATCATCCCAAAGAAGGAAGGCAAAAAGGTTGTTGGTTTCTTGGTTGGATACGACATCCCAAGCGGTGTCGATAAGTCTTCTGGCAAGCCAATCATGTCTAGAAAAGTCACCGTCGTTAAAACCATGTCCGAGGCCGAGTCGCTTCGTAACAAATTTACTCTAAGCACTTCTAAGGCAGAACTGGCTCAGGCCATCGACAGCCTGTCTAACCAAACTGGTAAGTTCGCAATCGTCAGTAAGGACGTCACTAGGGGTGCTTACGCACCTGTCAGGAGGAACACTACGGTCAAGGTCTCCGAGGCAGACAAGGGCTCTGGAATGTTCGAGTTAGATTACTCAAATGGCTCTACCTACACGGTAGGAGACTTAGAACTAAGGCTCAGTAGGGAACAAACGGGTGCCCTTCAGGCTAGCCTCTCCGTTTCCGACGTACTCCAGACCGAAATCATTGAGACTAGGTCTGCTAACATGATGGTTGGCGGAACTGGCAGTGACCCTAAGGAACTTGAGTCATTATTAAGGCGTAAGATTAACTTTGGAACTGGCATGGGCAGGGTTGAGTTCTCCTCTAGGCTCATGACTGCCGTCGCCCATGGCAAAACGAAGAGTGGCAAGAACAAGTACCCAGAACTAATGACTGGTGCCGAATGGTATAAATTTATCAGGGAGAACAACGTGTCCAAGGATGAAATCAGGATGAGCGGTATCGCCCACCTGCTGTACGAAAATAAGGACATGCAAATTAGCAGGAGCGAGTTGGCTGAGTTTGTGTTCACCATGTATCCTAGGAACTTTAGGCAAGATAGGGGTGGTCCGTTGGGCGACCAGCAGTACCTGTCTAACATGACCGCATCTAATGGCTCCGATGGATTCCCGAGCGGTGCTTACATCTATCCGTTCATCTTTAATGCTGAAGCAAAGGAGATGCAGGTGCTGGACGCCCACATGGCAAATCTCCAGAACATTCAGTCCCACCTATCTGAACTTCGTGCCAACGGAGAAGAGGGCAACGCACGTGCGAACGTTATTGAGTCGGCAATGAAGAAATCCATTGACGAACTTGTTGACCTTGCTGGATTCCCTAAGGAAATCTTGGGCGAAGATACGCTCGACGGTAAACTTGCATTCATCTTCACTCAGGCGAACAATTCAAAAGACCACACTGGCCCACAGGACTACATCACTGGCTCGTCCAGAAGGATTCGGCCAGCACAGATGGATTACCTAGTAAGGTCTGCAATCGACGCAAAGATGCAGGAAGTTAACGGCATCGTCTCCTCTGCTATCGAAAAAGACATTGGGATTGTTGACCCATGGAACTGGGCGTTCTCGCACACAGGTAGTAAGTTTGACCAATTTGAACTCGCTGACAATACGAGGACTAGGCCTGAACGTAGGCCGATTATTGTCTCACCTTCCATAACGGATAAGGCCGACAGGTTGCTCATACAACAGGGCGTCCTTATCTCCCACTCTGGTAATTCCCATGAGAGCATGGCTACCTACAAGGGCAACTACACCAGTAGCATTTGGCTTACGGAACTTTGGTCCAAGCGTATGCAAGCAGAGCATGCAAGGTTTGTTGAAATCCTAGAGCAAAGAAAGACTACGGCAACCAACCCAGAAGACGTTAGGAGGATTCAAAGCATCATAGATTCCGCTGAACGTGTAAAGACGATGAGGTCGTCCTTTGATGCTGAACGTTCAAGTGGCATGGGTAATGCTGGACACTACTCAACTCCGATGACTGGAACCTTCCAGTTGGGCCACATTAGGACCACGGCTGGTGCAATGACCGCCTCTCATGGCATCCACACGCTGGGCACTGGCATCGGCTCCATTGACGAATCAGACCCAATCGTAGGCGTAAGGAGAGAATTTGAGCCAGCGTTTATGATTGAGGAAATTCAATCTGACACGTTCCAGTACCAGCCATTTGGCGAGACGGTTATGCCAGAGTTTGCGATGCCAGATACCCTTGAACAGGCCGCAAGCCTAAAGGATGTCTCAATTTTCCAAGGAGTTAAAAAGGAAATTGAAGTGCTAACTGATTCGCTTCAAGGCACTAACGGTGCACTACAGAACCACCTTAACAACATTAAGCAAAGGGTCGCACCTGTGCCTAATGGTATACTGACTCACGGAATTCAATGGAGAGTCCTTGAGGCCACCACTGCCCTTGAAAGATGGCTACTTAAGCGTGACTTAATCGATAACAATTTCCAAGGCTCTACCATTCTGACCGAAACTGGTGGCACGGCAAAACTTACCCCAGCAATGGCGGCAAAGTATGGAATTAGCGAAGTCCCAACTTACAGGTGGAACAAGGATTTCACTTGGGGTGCAGACAACGCAAAGAATGTTTCAATTGCCCTTTCGAAGGCCTTGTTTAACGCATCTGCTATGGCGTTCCAAGAAATCTGTCCAAAGACTTTTGGTGTTCTTGATTTAGAAAACGCTGGATACAGTGCATTATACACCGAGGGTAACTACTCTGAAAATGCCAGCCCTACCCCGCTGGTGGTTCTATTGCAGTACGCCATGCTTGATGACCAAGCCCAAATGTCTGCTCAGGAATTAAAGAGGGGTCTTCTTAACCTTAGCCAGCCTAACTTCGACTTCGACGCTATGGCTGGAAGGCTTGTTACTAGGATTGAGGATGCCGTAAGGGCTTGGAAGCACGGAGACCCATCCTTCAGGCGTTACGAAACTGGTAATAATTCCGTTAAAATTAAAGTTCTTGAAGCGTACGTAGACACGCTGAAGGAGTTGCAACGCTCGGAAAGGTTTACCATTCCAAACTTTACCAGTCACATCGAAAATGGTCCGACTCAAACCCAAAAAATAATTAGTGGTATGGTAGATAGCCCATTGAGTTTTGCTGGCGGTAATTACGTAGCATACCATTGGGATGCGGTGAAGGGTACGAATAGCGTCTACCACACTTTCACTAACGACTTCCACACGGCTCGGCTAAACCCCCAGAAATACCAAGACAAGCATGACAGTGGGGCAACCCTTAGGTATAGGCTTACGTCTCAGTTTGCTAATAACGGACTGTCGCAACTGCTGATGGATTACATGAGCCTGTTTGCGTGTCAGGCTGACATCGGAGACGCACCGAAGAAACTGGAAGAACTGAGGGTCAAGATGAATACACTTAGCAAGAGCATGGCCGTGAACACCACGGACCCTAACGCTAGCATGCCGCACATCATCACCTCACAGCCATACGGCATTGAGGACATCTACAGGCCAATCTCGTTGCAGGGAACTGTTCTACGTGCCGCAAATGCTGGCTATAGGCAGATTGGAATGACTGATGCACGTCACCACTTCGTACGTGGGCACGGTTCCGACGCTAGGGGCTCACTCATCCTTGGTCGCCGACGTCGTGCATTCGCCAATACCGAAGGCGAACTTACCTATCCAATGAGGGCAATCCGAATGCTTGGAGACGAACAGTACTACGCACTTCATGGCGGTCTGTTTGATAGGCTCAGGAAAATGGAAGACGCTGAACTCAAGCCAGCCCTCCTTGGAAAGAAATTTGAGCACAACGGATTGGACGCAAATCTGGTAGCCCACGTAATCCATGCCATGATGGATTCAAAGGACCTTGTGGAACTTGGAGGTGCTACTGAGGCATTAAGGGTTAAGGACATGGCTAAGGCGATTGCAGACCCTAGTTACATGCAAAATGTGTTTGGTGACGCTCGCACAATGCTTGGTATCCCAAATGCTTCAGACATTGAAAGGGCATTCTCGGAGGATGGTGGCAACGCTCTTCTAAGCGAAGATGGTAAGCCTATTGCTTACAAGAAGTCTGGCACCAATTGGTGGAGTCGCAGTTACGGCACTCTCGTGAGCGGAGAAAAGACAGGAAACCAAAGGCTCATTGATACTGCCGCCGCAAACGTCGGGCAGATTTACGTGCAGGGGGAATATGAGCGTGGCTCTGGCTACATCAATAACTACGGCTTGCCGATGTGGTATCAGCGTATGAACTACGCTGGTCAGGAAACTAAAAACCTGATGAAGACCTCTACGGATGCCTTTGAGCGTCCAGTTGTCGAACGTGGCGAGGATGGTATGTATAGGATTCTCGACTCCAAGACCGCTAAATTAATTCTACAGTCAGAAAACCCAGACATAGTTCGTGAGACCTTGTTGCAGAATTCGAAATATCTCGGTAGCCTTCCTTACATCTCTGGATTCTTGGGAGAATGGAGAGGCGTCGGAGGCTACGTGTTTTCTGGATACGGACACGGCATGGTACTTGACCATTACCAGATTGCTGGCGGTGAGCAGGGCAAGGGTATGACATACACGACCCAGCCACTTGAGCAGAACGAGGAAATCTTCGATTTCACATTCCACCCGACGGAAGGGCAAATTAATGGCAATGAGAGAAGCAAGGTGTTCATGAGGACTGACCCCAATGCTACACGTGTGGACAAGGTTAATAACGCCGCACACACGATTACGTCCCGAGCAACTAAGTCTTGGAAACAGGTTCCTAACTTTGCTGAAGTAATGCCTATCAAGATGGTGACCAAACTTATCTTCGGACTCGAACCTACTGACGCAAACGTAGGCTCGGCACTCAGGCTTATGAATTCAAATGCGGCCACGATGTTTAGGTTCGCACCTAACTTCCAAACCGATGCTCAACGTACGGCGTTCAGACAGAAGGTTATCTCTGGCATCCCATCCATGATGGTAGGTGGCTTTGGCGACAACGGTATGCCTCAGGCTAACACTACACTCATGTCTTGGCTGGCGGACACCACTAATGCGTATGAGTCTGCCGCACTATCTGGGAAGCAAAACGACGATGAATCCTCCAGACCCTGATTTTAATTCCAGATTAGATGACCTTAAGCAGGGAGGCTGGGTCGTGGCCGTACTCGGTGCCCTTGGAGCCGTAGTTAGGGTGCTCGTCAGTAGCGAAAACCTAGGCTGGGTGGTAGCAATACGGCGTGTCATTGGAGGCGGTATGATTGGCATTGTCGCTTATTTCTCCGTTCATGGTTTGATTGAACCGCTTTACGAGGCTATCACCTACAGCATCTGCGGGTCTTTTGCCCCTGAAATCATCGAAGGCATTAGGTTTAGAATTAATAATTTCCGCTTGAAAAAATAAGACGTAATGGCATACTGCCTACATGGACAAAATCAAAGAACTCGCTAACTTCTACTGGAACGAAACCGTATGGCGTTATCGAATCATCTCCTTTGTTGCTGGATTTATCCTTGGCTGGCTCTTGGGCTAATTGGTTGTAGCACCGCTACGCCTCCACCCTTAATCAAGGTGGCAGAGAACCCAGAGAGGGAGAAGTACATCAATAAGATTGAGTACGAGGCATCGGAGGCATCCGCCGCACTCAAGGTGGCCAAGGATGGAGTAAAGCCACCTCACTCTAAGTTAGTTGACCTCACCATCGTTAGGCTCGACGGCATTAAGTCCCCGACGCCTAAACAAATTGAGGTGTTTAGGGCTACGCTCGGCAATGAAAAGGAACTAAGGAAGGAAGAGGACAAGGCCAGCAAGGTAGACAAAGATACAACCACGCTATACGACTTGGTAAAAGAGAAGGACCTAGAGAACCAATCCCTCAAGGAGGAGAATGAAACCATCAGGCGTGACCAAGCCTTTGGAGAACTCAGGGCCAGATGCTTCACGCTCGGCTCGTGGTTCATGCTTGGTGGTGCTGGGTTGCTGGTAGCGTCTAGCGTAGTTCCATTTGTACCCAAGAAGTCTGGGTTCATTCTATTGCTCATGGCGTCGCTATGCTTCGCCTCGCCTTTCCTGCTTAAAGACCTCCTTGATGCTATGTGGTTCAAGATACTCGCTGGCACTCTCGTGGGCGTCTCAGGCGTCGCTGGAGCGTACACGGCATACAAGGCTCACGCTCACGTAAAAGACCGCTTGACCAGCCAGCCAGATGGCAAAGATGAACCTGTGCGTGTCATGGGTCCGCAAGGTTAAATGGGCGTCGTTCTGGTTGTTCGATAGCCCAGCCCACAGGCACAAAAAAGGAGAGACTTTCGTCTCTCCAAATTGGCCCCACTAGGAATCGAACCTAGATTTAGCGTTTAGGAAACGCCTGTCCTATCCGTTGAACGATGAGGCCTAAGGATTAGAACGGAACGTCCTCGCTCGTGTCTTCCTCTGCCTGTGTGTTGCCACCAGAGAGCCTGTCGAGTGCCTCACGAAGTGCAACGTCCTGAGGGCTCAACTTGCCGTTGTAAGGCTTGGCTTGGAATTCCTTGATGTACCAGTCGAGTGAGTTCTTAGGAAGTTCACCGAGCGTCTTGCCTTTGTTCTTACCGAAGTGCAAAACGAGGGATAGGTCAGGGTTGCCAGAGATAGGCTTCTTGATGTCAGCGGACTTGTCGTTGATTTTCTCATACGCCTTTTCAATCGCCTTCTGCTCCTTGGCAAAGTTGTTCATGTTCACCTGCTTCATAGGCTGGGCATGAGTCTGCCTGTCTGCTTCCCCATCGTCATCAGAGGTAGCAAGATTCGCAACGCCAGCGATGGCGTATCTCCTCAAGTACGAGACCAGTGAGCCTACGTCCTGACCCTTGACGCCTTCAGCGACAGGGAGCGTGATGTAGTTCTGGATGTATCCGCCATCCTTGTGGATGACCATGGTGTTGACTCCCACTTGCTTGGCGTCCCCAAAAGGGAACTGCACGATGGCGAGGTCATACTGGGCGAAGATGCTCTTCGTCGCAGAGATGTGTGCCGACAGCGTGGCGTAGGAATTTTTGTGGAAACTGTTTTCTGCGTCTGGCAGGACGTCACGAGTCTTAGCGACTGCTTGAACGTATGCTGATGCGAACTCAGGTGTGATGTTGTTTGTGCTCATTTTGTTTGGGTGAGATTGGAGATGTCTTTGCGGACGGTGAGTGAAGATTCAGGATTCCTCAAGAAGGAAGACACGATGAGGCGACAGAGCGAAGCACGGGTAAGTTCCCATTGGCTGGCGATGCTATCGAGTTCATTGGCTTGTTCTTTAGTAACCTTAATCCACACGAGGTGGTGGGTTTTGTTGCTTGGTTCGGCTGGACTTTTTTTCATTTGGTTTGGAGAAAAGGGATTGGAGAAGTTCTGTCATCTCTTTGGCTTTGATGTTGCTGTCGCCCCAGCGTACTTCGTTGGCGTTATTTATGGACTGCCACGTGGTGCCATACTCCTTGAGTTTGCAGACCATGGAACCCCACGACGTATATCCGCTGTCGTAGAACTGTTTGCACAGGTCATACAGGTGCTCGTCGTTGGAGATGTAGTGAGCCGTCTGCCACGTGACGTGGTTGCTGTAGCCATTGTATGGCTCTAGGGCGGATGTGAACTTGGTGATGTTCTTTGGTGATTTCATGTGCGTGTGTAAAAGGGTAGGGGCTTTGCACCCCTTTGGGCTTACTTGGCTTTCGCTTCGAGTGCCTTGACCTGTTCCGTGAGTTCCTCAACACGCTTAATGAGAGCGTTGTGAAGGTGAATGACGGAACCAGCCTTGCTGGCGTCGAGGTCGGAGAACTTGATGCCGAGACCCTTGATGACAGGGTCGCTGATGGCCTCACGCTCTTCGACTACTTGCTTCAGTTGGCTTTCAAGGGCCTTGAGGCGAGCATCGACGTCGCCGATGTTAATGTCAGATGACATGGTGTTGGTTGGTTGTTTGGTTGTTGGTGACTGACAACGTGTCAGTCAAGATTGGTCAATGTGGCGTTGGTCTTTCTCGATGCAAGCGTTTTCTTCGAAATAATTTCAGGCGTCCACTTGTTCCTAGCGTAGAGCGACTTCCACATCTCTTGCACCCTGTACATTTCTGCGTTCATCGTCTTTCTTTCGTCAGGCGTAAGCAGTTTAAGGCTAACGGTCAGGCGTTCGGGTCTACGCTTTTGGGCCATCGAGTTCTTCGTCCAGTTTCTTGTCGAGGTAAGCGACGTTGTTCTTCAGACGCTCGACCTCGGCCTTGAGGCGGGCGTTTTCGGCATCCTTAACACTAATTGCCGTGTAACAATTTTGCAGGTCGGCCTTAAGTTCGCCGATGCGTTTCATCATTGTTACTTCAAGTGGTATTGGTTTCATGTAAGTGTTTATTCAGTACGGATGCCGAAGGTGTCATTGCGGACGAACTTAAACTGGTCAGATGCAAAATGCCTAAGAGACCCATCGTTGTCTAGCACGATAGCAAACACATCGTTGGAGAATGTGCCACCATCACGCACGTACACCAACATGCCATAACCTAACTCGGTTTCAACTGGCATAGGATTGCGAAACTCGTGAATCATTTTGCGGCCACCCTTTCAAATAGGTCTGGGTCTTTGAGACGAGCGACGAACGCAGTGCCAGTCTCCTTGTCATGGAAGCGTTCCAGCAGGGTATCGCCAGTCAGGTTGGTAGTAATGATGGTGGGACGCAGGTGCATTGTACGCTGGTCAACAAGGGCGAAAAGGCATGAGGCCATACGCTCTGTCATCTTCTCTTTACCTAAGTCGTCGAGGAATAGGAGAGGCACGTTGGTCATCTGGAGCATGGTCTTATCCCAAGTGCTATTACCCCATGATGATGCGATACGTGCTTCCAGTTCAAACATAGTGAGGAAGAGATACTTGTACTTGTAGGGGTTGGCATCCCAGAGCCTCTTGGCAATAAACCAAGCCGTACGTGTTTTCCCCTTACGTGTGGAGCCGTGAATAAGGAGGCCCTTCTCCTTTGGAGTCCAGAGCACAGCGGTCTGCCACAGGTCGCCAAGCCTCTCTGGCTCAGTGTCCTCAAAGAGTTGAGGTATGGGCGTCTCAGGCTTGGGTGGCTTGGGTGCTCCATGAGACAGGACCATCTTATCCCACTGCACCATGCATGGCTTGCACAGCGTTTCGTAGATGGCTACGCCACCCTCCCCATACTCCCTGATGTGGGCTGAATTGTTGCACTGAAAGTTCCTGCACAGTGGTGCTTTAGAATCCTTTTGCATGGTCGGTGGAGGTCTTGGCTTGTTGGCTGAGATACTTGTTAAAGGCTATTCTGGTGCGAGGCTTAAAGATACCTTGGTATCCATTGTTCAACGACGTAGTGACAGCCTCGGTGGCTTCCTGCACCCCCCATGTCTTAAACTCTGCGTTCCATCTGTTGACGTAGGAATTACTGGAGGGCTTACGGTTACCCTTACGCCATTCCAAGTAATCGTCCCATGCTTTGGATAGTGCTGGGTCAGACCTGATAAAGGAGTCATCAACCACAGGCTGTGCCTTCTTATCTTTAGTATCTATATCCTTGTTTCTATATGGGTGAAATTCCTTGCACCCCTGAGGTGAAATTGGCTTCACCCCCTCGGTGCAATTGGCTTCACCCTCTAGGGCGAGCGTAAGGATGTCCCAAATGGTTCCATCCTTGCTACGCCTGACGTAACCAGATTCAACAAGTCTGCCTATGCCATACTGCACGTTACGCTCGGACATATCCAGATACTTGGCCAGAGTCTCACGTGTGGCGAAACAGCCCTTAGCGTTGGACAGGATGTGTACGATTGACCACAGGAACTTGTCCGACTGGGTCAGCCGTGCGTCCTTGAATACCTTGGCGGGTATCCAGACGCCCTTGAATGGAAATTCCTCAGGCATTGAGTTCGGTGACTCCGACGTAAGCGTAGTCAGTAGGACGTCCGTTCTTGTGCCACTCAGCGACCTCGACGAGGGCACGGAGGTAGTTGTGCCTACCACGCTCAATCATCTCGCTAGAGACGACGAACTCACGGCTCAGGTTAGGTTCTTCCTTTTCGGAACACACGTAGGTGAACTTAGGGAAACACTTAAAGACTTCGTTGATGCAGTCGGAATAGAATGCGGACTGGATGCCCCAGCAACTGCCACGAGCGGACGCAATCACGTCATTGTCGGACAGGCTGGCCATGGACTTAAGGTCAAGTATCTCCAACTCCCCCTTGCCCTTCTGGACACGAGTGAGGAGGTCGAGTTTGCCCTTAATGGAGAAGTCATGGTAGCGGTCTTCGCCATTCCATTTGTAATACACCTTGGCCCTACCAGTGTAGGCAATCTCACGTGCCACGCTGGCTCTCTCGAAACGGTCCTTGATGATTTCGTATGCGGACTCGGACATAGCCTTAGCCACGTCCCAGTCGTCGGATTTAACTACGGCTCGACCACCAGCGTTCGCTTCGAATTCCTCATGGATGTCCTTACCCTGCTTCGTGCGTCTATCCACATTGGGAGCGACACTGTAGCGGGACTCTACCTCGTTGGGCTCAAGCGTCAGGCAGTGGTAAAGACTACCAATGACAAGGGCCTTGGTCTTGTGGTCTCTCGATACCTTGTCTCGCTCTGCGTGGGCGACACCATGCGTGTGTACACGCTTGATGTAGGACTGGTTGAGGGCGTCGTATGCCCTGTACTCTGCGTCAGTCATGTCCTTCTGGAGGCTGACGTTAAGGAGTACGAGGTTAGGATTAGACTGTGATAGTAATAGGCTGTGACTCATGGTTGTTCTCTTTGATGTTCGTGTTCAGTTCATCCATCGCAATCTGAATCTTAGCCTTAATGCGTGAGGCGAGATTCTTGTCGGACACTTGGTCCAAATCTTTGATTGCGTAGTGAAGGAACCGCACGGCCTGCCACTGTCTCCGACGTTTGATGTCGGAGAGGAGGTCTGCATTGACCTGCTCAGTGGAGGGCCGATTGGAACGAATCGCCATTAGTTGTAGGAGGCGTCGATGCTGTCGAGCAGGATGATGCCAGAGTCCTCGTGCTCTGAAGCCGTGACGAGTGCACTGAGCAGACGCCCAGACTTACGCTCATTGGATTCATAGCGATGGTTGCTGGCCTCGTGCGTGAACACCTCGGTAAAGGCATTGTACAGATTCCACATCGAGCGTTCGGAGTCGTGCTCGAACGAGGGAGACTGCCAGCGACTGATGACACGATTGCCATCGAACCTGTTGACGACGCCACGGTTCACAAGATTTTCAATTGCGAATAATCCCTGTGTATTGGAAATCTGCTTACTGGCGAGCGAGATGCTATTCCGCTTGAGCACGTCCCACTGGAGAAGTGCACTGTCGAGCACGTTGAGTGCAAACTCGGGGCGAATTTGGCTGTTATGCTTGCTCGTCAGCGTCAGTTCCTCACAGAAGGAGGTCATGCCATTGGTGCATACGAGACGTACGGCACCGACAGAGACCGCCGCAGGTGCGGAGCCGTTGAACGAGTTGTGCGTGATGAGGCGGAGACAAATGATGTCGCCTTTCTTCTGGGTGGGCACCTCAAAGGATGCGTCACGGAAGTCATACCGCACGTGAACACGTGAGCCATGCTTGGCCACGATGCCCTCGGTCAGGTTGGGTTGGAGGTTACGCTCACGGAGACCGCCAAGGATGACGTCTTCGAGTTCGTTGTTCTGGAGGATACCATATCGCTCGGACGTGACACCAATGACGATGTTCGTGTCCTCACGGACGTTGCCCCAAGCGTTGGCGGGAATGCCGTCCTCGGTGAACAGAGGCACGGACTTCACGCTGAAGCGGTGTGCGTTCTGGTCTCGGACGATTTTCTCGTTGTTGACTCGGCTGTTGTTGACACGTGCTCGGTAGAGCGAACGTGCTTCGTTTCTGTTGTTTTGACTCATGGTTGTATTATGTGTGTGGGTGAAATGGTCGGGTAGACAGGACTTGAACCTGCAACACCCTGCTCCCAAAGCAGGGACTCTACCAATTGAGATACTACCCGATGTGTGTTAGTTGATATTCTTGGGAATGGGATTCTTGTCCATGAAATTCTCAAACAATGCCAAGAAAAGTTTTCGTCGGCTAAGTTTAATTCCGTGCTTCATGTAAGTGTGGTTGACGAGTTCGGTGAGGTACTCATCCACCTTGCATACACGCTTAACGTATCCGTCGTTGTCACTGACGGCCCAGTTGAGTTGGGCTACGTTGTGCTGAAGGCACTTATGGGTGTGAGAAACTTTGTAAGTTCTGCTCCCACGTTTGAACGTGCGTTTCTTCGTGCTTTTAAAAGCACTCTCTTCTTTTAATTCAGGCATGGTATTAGTTGTTGGATTTGTTTTTGATTATTTCTAAATTGCCTACGAGGAAGCGGACGACCTGTTCACAGGCGTAGGATTCCCTGCCAGCCTCATCCAGAGCGTCTTCCCATTCGTGTTCTTCCTGCTTGCCCTGCGAGTCATAGATTTCTTTGAACTCCATGCGAGCGACCTTGAGGTTAGCCTTGGCGATTTTAATCAATGCCTTGATGGTTTTAATGTCCATGGTATTAGTTGTTGGATTTGTTTTTGGATGCGATTTCCTTGATGAGCAGGGCGATTGCGTGGTTGATGCTCACGTTTTTCTCACGAGCGGAATCTACTACGTATTGGAATTCACTTTCGTCTAAGGACAGGCCGACCAGACGCTTCTTGTCTCTGCGTGTGTTGGCCTGAGGCTCTCTGAATTCGTGGTGCTTCTTACGGTGCTTGCCACTATCTCGCATGAGCGAGTTAAGCCAAGAGACGTCGGTGATTTTAGGTTCGTCGGACATGGTATTATTCAGAGATGTGTACGTCGCTCATCCAGTCTTGGCGATTCCAGACGGCGGTGACGTTGATATCGACCATGTGCATGACCAAGTTAAGCAAGGCCTTGATGCGTTTGATTTGATTCTTGTCCTTAGAGAAGAACGTGACGTTGCTGTTGCCACTGCGGATACGGATGCTGTCCTCTTCGCAGAAGTAACGAAACTCTTTGCCGTCTTCACGTGCATTCAATTTCGTGTGACCGATGGATACCTCTTTGATAGAGCAACCCTTTTCGCCTGACGCATAGTTGTTACGGCCATTGCCTTCATACTTCACATCGACGACGAAATATGACGAGGAGCATTTGTCAGTACTACGACTGTCACGCTCTTCGACATCTTTGAGGCTCATCATGAAATCCTCATGCAACACGGCGTAGGTAATGCGATGCTCGCCCCCTGCATTCATGTCCATGACCTCACAGTTGGCAGTGTAGCCAGATTCGTTAAGGGCATTGTTAATCCCAGTGTGGATTAGGCCTTTGAGGTATTCAACCTGATGGTCAACACGCTCATTAACGAACTTGATGGCTTGGTCGCTGACCTTCTGCTCACACGTCGTGGCCTTGGTCCTGTAGAGGCGATACATCACAGAGCACTCATTCTTAGCGAGACTCTTGAAGTAAGAGCGGGTCGCCTTCTTGATAGCCTTGTCATCAATGTTGCTCCAAAGGACGCCATCGTAATGGTCTCCAGCGATTCGCTGAATCCATTGCTCTATGCTAGAGACCTTCTCGAGTTCTTTGGTGAACCCTTCGTTGGACTCAAGCCAAGCATTGAAAGCAAGGCCTATGGTTGCGTGTGCGGACTTGGCCTTCGAGCGAAGGGACTTCAAGTTCTCGAACTCTTCGTGTCCTTCGACAATGACAGCACGTTGGAACACGTGGTCTTTACGCCAGCCTTCCTCGGCTGTGTAAGCCTGAACAGTCAGGCCTTGGATGGACGTGGTGAGCACGTCCAGTACTTTGATTTCTTTACTCATGGTTGTATTTGATTTGGTTGTTTTGGTTTCGGTTTGGTGAAATGGTCAGCAAGACAGGACTCGAACCTGCAACACTATGCACCCCATGCATAGACTCTACCTTTGAGATACTTGCTGATAAATTGGTCCCCCGAAGGGGATAGAACATTAGATGCCTAACTGCTTCTCGACGTCGGCTAGGGCGTCTTCAATGACGCACGTTGCCCACTCGGTCTTGACGAATCGGAAGCCACGTTTGGCCGTTTCTCCCTTGATTCGTTCGAGGCGGAAGATAAGTTCTTCGCATCGATTGTAGTGCTCAAGGGCGTTTGATTCGCCAGAAGCGATGGTCAACACGCAGATTGCTTCGCCCTTTTTGGTGGACTGCGACTTGCGGATGGACCTGATGCCCTTGATGTTCTTGATTTGTTTAATCATGTGGTTGTTTGGTTGTTTGTGTGTGTGGTGGGAAAGGATGCCCCCGAAGGGGCTGGCACTTAGTTCCAGAGGAGGCCGACTGTCACGCAGAGGGCAATTAGCATTGCCGTGTCGATGATGGTGGCGACTACCCAGAGGGTGCCGATTTGGTTTTTGTTCATGTTTGTTGGTTGTTGGTTGTGTTGGTATCTGATGTACGAAGTGTTGGCTGGCTGTAAAGAGGGAACTGAAGAAAGAATTGATTATCTTTATCTGGGTCCCGCATTGGGCCCGCATTGACCCGCCTGTTACAGCGTTGGGTTGTTATGCTACTTCAGTTGTCAGTGGCTAGCACCGACATCACCCAACATGAGAAGTATATGCGTACGTGCAACAACGAATTGTATATATCCACCAGATTCATCGTAAGTCGTTGATAGCCAACGAAATAAACTTACGCAATATCTACTGATTCAGCCTGTATCATAGGCCTATTGATGCCCATGTATGGTATTGCTCGCATGGTATTGTACTCAACGAACTCCTCGGCCTCGGCCCGTGTATCAGCATATGAATCGTGTCTGTACTTTTCCATTACATCCATCCAGTGCCTGTAGTTGCCATTCGCATACAACATGGAGATGCCTGTCCACTTGACCAAGAGAGGATACGAGTACACAACATGGAATGAGCCGTCAGCAACGTCACGCACCACGTCTTGAATTGCATGGTCAAGCCACACACGTGGCTCCAGCATCACTCCGTTAAACTCACCATCATATCTCACAGTGACTTCATCAATGAGTTCGCTCTGCCATGCATCAGGTATAATTGAATCACGCTTTGGCTTCTTCTCATTGCGTTTACTCGCTTTGTTATTCTTGGCCATGACAGAGATGTGTGCGATGAATGATGTCCAGAGCAAGCGAATGTTAATCTACGACGATAGACGTGCCCTCACGTCAGCCCTGTCTCTGATTGAGTCTGGTGATGATGACTTGGCCGTAGGTGATAGGCGTTCAGCCGATGGCCCAGCACTAGGCAGATTTCAAATGCACCAGAGTGCTTGGAATGACATCACGGCCATGCGAGCCAAGGAAGGACGTGCTGGCTTCACTTATCACAGTGCATACAACCGTCATGCGGCTGAAGAGTATGCCTACTATTTGTTGAATGCTATCAACGCTGAGTTCATCAGGCATCATAGGCATAGCCCACACCCAAGCGTGCTGTATGCGTGCTACTCACTAGGCCCTAGCATCATAGCCAAGATATCACGTATGCGTGGCCTCAAGGCATTTCAAATGCCCCATGATGCCATCATGCTCATCCCCGATTGGACCAAGCCTTATTCATTCCTCACATCAGTTGGCTACACATCGTATATGGCCAAGCGTAAGATGGAAGCAGGTGCACGATACTCCAATTTGTTGTTTGACCACACCAACTCCATCAGACTTTATGGCCGACCAACCCTCTACAAGCCATGAGCAATGACAGAGCCAAGTTCGATATAGACCTCCAGTATGGTCAGGTTGGTGAACGCTGGCTCACGTGGCTGGGAACAGACCAAGCCAAGGTTGAGGTGAAGACAGAGCGTGATACTTGGGCCACCACAGGTAACGCTTGCTTCGAGTACAAGTGCAGAGGAAAGAAATCAGGCATAGCCATCACAGGCTCAGACTATTGGGTTCATCTATTCAAGTTAGGTGATGCCACTCACATGGGCTTCATTTGGTCCGTAGCAGACCTCAAGGACTTCCTAAGGCTATGCGTATCATCCAAGGGTTATGCTGGCTCTAGAGTCGTCCTAGGTGGTGACGATGACCAATCTACAGTCATCCTAGTCCCCATTACCGAATTGTGGCGTGTATCCACATTTGGATTACCGATGAGCACTAAGCATAGACCAATCAACGAGGACAATCAGGGGAATTGATTGATTAACCTAGGATTAGATGCGTCGCATGGCTGATGGTAATTCCTAAAGAAAGCACCCTGTGTCAACCCCCTAATCGTATGCCTCACCTGTTTGATACGCTTTTAGGTCAAGATACCTACCTAGTACTGACTAGACATAATACCTGTTGTGCGAATCTACCTAGTCTATTGGGCCTATCTACTAGGCTGAAGGGGGCGGGGGGGGTCGATAGGAGAGGATACGTGGAATTTTTCCTCAAAAAGGTTCTTCTTCGGGTCCTTAGACCAGTCTAGGTACGCCGCAGTAGATTTAGGCCTTTCCACAACTACCTCTGCATCGAGGATGACCTCCTTAGCCCTTTTGAGTCCCTCACCCTTCTCCTTCAACAGTTTATTGATAGTATCATGAGTGATGCTAAATCGGTGCTCTACCACGGCTGTCGGTTGGTCCTGTAGGGACTGGATTTTGTCGATGGCAATGCCCATGGCGATGGGTATCTGGGAGACGTGCAAGTTCTCAATCTCGGCCACCAACTTATGTGAGGCTAGTTGGACGAAGGTCTTTAGGTTACGAACTGTAGTCGCTTTGAACTCATCCCTAAGTCCAGTTGACTCTGGCATTTCCCGCTTGATGGCCATGACGTTGTTAGGGGACATCTTGTTGGCCTTGGCGATTTCAAGGATAGGGGTACCGTCCCTCAGGGACTGCTCGACTACCTCCTTCCTCTCCTTCGAGATTCTACTGGCATTGTGCTCCGAAGAGGGGTTGGTGTCTAGACGCTCGTTTTCCATTGACGCAATGTGGACCTAAGCAAGCATCTGGTCAATGGAGAACCAACCCAACTACTTTGAGCGTAGGTGCATGCTTGAAATCACTCCCATCAAGAGTACCCACCAGTCGGCACTCCGAGTCATGCACAGGAAGGGTGGAAAGCCATTTGTCGGCAAGTATGCCAAGAGTGACGTTAAGAAGTGGATTGAGACCTTTACGCTGTTAGCCAAGCAGAAGCGTCCAGATAAGCCTTTTCACGGTCCTCTTGAACTTACGCTGTATTTTGGATTCCCGCTAATCAAGGCAGACAAGGGCAAGGACACCGCCATGACGACCAAGCCCGATTTCGACAACATGGCCAAGTCCGTCTGCGATGCCCTGACCGAGGCTGGATTTTGGTATGACGATTCCCAGATTGTTTTTGGCAAGGTCCTCAAATTCAGGACCCACAAGCCCTTTGTCGGTTTCAGCGTTAAGACCTGTGATTGGGTCGATACCGCCTACTGTGACCAAATCAGGGCTTTCCTCTCAGATGCGTGAATCATTCGTCGTAGCCACTTATGGCATCCCCAAGGCAGAACTCCAAGAATTCAGACGAACCCTCGAAGAGGGCAAGATGTGGGTTCGGGAGCGTTCGGGGGACAAGCCATCCACCCTGTGTCCTGTCACTTTCACAGAGGAAGGCCTTAAGGCTGTTCTGGTCCGCTTTGGCGTCAATCAGTCCAAGCCAGCCGAAATCAACCCTGATACACTTTCCGCTAAGGTGGTCCGATGCGACTTCCCCAACCGAAGGCTCATGTCTGTCATCCTTGAGGGGTCCGACAAACCAGTGACGGTGCAGACCTTTAACTCTAGCCTGTTCTACCATGGGGCCATCATTACGGTCACCCGTAGGGGGAATTCACTTATCTGCTTGCAGAAGCCAATAAGTAAGGAGAAACTCTTTACGAACTCCAATCGAACCAAGCCCAATGAGCAAGAGCACCCGAAAGAATAAATCCAAGATGAATAAGCCTGTCCGTGGAGGAAAGCGTTGCTAACCGCCGACAAATAAAAAGGCCCAAACCAATTTACCCCAAATAAAAAAACACCATGGCAAAACGTATCACCCCAGCAATGCTTAAGAAGCAGGTCGCCGCCGCTCGTCGTCAGGCTTCCTCTTCCGCATCCCGTCGCACCGCCGCTAAGATTGAGAAAAACACTGGCCCTGTTCAAAGGGTTGGTCGCTCTGTCGATGCTGGCGTCGCCGCAACCAAGAAGTTCGTCAAGCCAGCCGTTGAAGGAACTAAGAAGGTCTTTAATGGAGACATGAGCGGCATCCGAAACATGGAACGCAAGATTTCCACCAAGGTGGGCAAGGCCTACAATCAGTCGCTTGGCTTCAAAGGTAAAAACGCCACCGTCAATAAGTACGTTGGCCGTGCCGTCGGTGCCACTGGCTACGGAATTGCATCTACTGGCGTCAGTCTTTACAAGTCCTACGGCGACCAGAAAAAAGAGGCTGGCGGACGCTAAGTCCAAGTGGAAGAAGAAGACGTCATCGTCCCGACGTCGGGCAACACGGCCCTAGACCCAACTAGGGCCTCGAATGGCCTTGTGGGTAATGTTGATAGGGCAACAAGGTTGGCTAATTCTGCTGTTGGCTTTGGTGACCCTAACAAATTTGTGAGTCGCCCCAAAGGGGGCGACAGTGGGAAGTCTGAACTTGAGGATTACTGGAAGAGAAGGCACGAAAAAGCCGCCGAGGATTTGGCAAATGGGATAAAGCCAAGACCTAAGAC